CGTTCTTCATCTCTGCTCCAGAAAACATCGTTATGTTGACTGACGACTACAATGACGTTCGTGCTATCGACATGAAGTGGGAGGCTGAATTGTCTTCTGACAAGATCTGGGGTCAATTCAAGTTGGGCTTCTCTTACTTGAAGGGCGAGGAAATCGTTTACGCTGCCTAATTAATAATACGGGGGGTGTAAAAGCCCCCCTTTAATACCTAATATAAAAAATGGCTTGTCCTGTAAATTTTTCTGGTCTTGATATTTCTTACGCTTGTGGCGAAGTTGCCTCTGGTGGTTTGAAATCAATCTATTTGATGAACCGTGCTGACGTTGATGCTACGGTTGCTGATGGTGAGATTACCATTGTAACTGCTCCAGTTGCTGGTGAAGTTTTGGCTCTTCAGTTCAATAACAAGGATGGTTTCTCTAACTTCACGGACGTTAAGACCGTTGCTGCTGATGGAACTGTTACCGCTGTACCTACGATTCAAATTGAGTTCTTGCGCATGAAGGTTGAAAACCGCAATGCTTTGAACGCCCTTGCTATCCCCGGTGCTGAACTTGTTGCTTTCGTTGAGACTGCTGCTGGAACTATCCACGCTGTTGGTTATGAGTTTGGACTTTACGCTTCATCTGTTGATGGCGCTTCAGGTGCTGCTCGTTCTGACAAGAACCGCTACCAATTGACTTTGGTTGGTGATGAGAATGGCCTTGCTTTGGCTGTTCCTACCACGGAGTTCGCTAAAGTTGTTGCTGCTGCTTAATAACAGCCCAACGGTAGTTAAATTTGGGGGAGGGGGAAACTCCTCCCCTTTTTATTAAAAAACACATGAAGTCACTCAAGAACGGCCTTGTAAATTACATTTCATTCATCCGTACATACGACATGGACGGAAGTAATTTTTTTAATGTAAAACTTGAAAAGGTTGTAGGAACAAAAGAGTACAACTTTTATGGCGTTGCTGATATTGGCTCTTACGGACCATGTAGTGATTTTATAACGCTTCCAATTAATTTACTTGAAACATCGATTGAGGGTGGAGAGTATTATATTGTGCTTTCAGGAGCAAATAGCGACTACGGTCGTTATCTTTGCAATGTAATTGACCATGAATACGTAAATTCAACAAGCGAAAACAAACTGTTTTCTGATACAGTAAAAATCAGTAATTTGTAAATTATATATAATGGGACTCTGGGACAACATCGTAGATTACTTCGCCTCGAATACATATGTTGTGGCGACAGAAGGTAACGTATCAAGCAACCCTCTTGAGAAATCAATTGAATCTCTTAATGGACGTTACTCCCTTGGTAACACTCCAATTGGCGATTACATCAAGTTTGGTGCTGGAGACGACTTCTCTATTATATTGGAAAAAATGTTTAAGCAGTCTCCGGTTCATTCGGGGATTGTTACGAAGAAATCAAAGATGGTTTCTGGAAGAAATATTGATTACAATATTGATGCCTATAAAACACCTGCAAAACAAGCGGAGATTAAGGCATTCATTGCAAACTGCGCTGGGAAATCTGAAGGCTTGTATTCGCAAATCGTACACGCAGCCTTTCAATACGAACTACATGGCGCATTCGCATTCTATGTTAAATGGAATCAAGACCACACAAAATTAGTAGAGTTCCGTTCCCTTGACATAAAAGGTGTCCGGGCGGCAGAGCCTGTAAATGGTAAAATTACGCATTATATCGTTCGTAGGCGCTTCGGGAATATGGCTGCATCAATGCAAGACAACGCCCCAATTAAGGTTAAGGCGTTTGATAAGTACGATAAGACACGTGAACAAATCATATACGTAAAGAACCCATATAGCGGCAACTCTTACTACGGAATACCAAACTATATTTCTGCTTTTCACTTTATCAATGCTGACTTTGAATTTGGAAAGCATATCCGTAACTCCGCAGCAAATTCATTCACACCAAAGGTTCTCGCTACGTTTATTGGACGTAACATGAGCAATGAGCAAAAGCGTGAGGAGTACGAAAAATTCAAGGCTTCTTTTGTCGGCTCGGAGGCAGAGCCAGTTATTGTGTCTTGGGTAAAGTCTAAAGACGAGGCTCCCGAGTTCAAGGCTCTTGATGTCAATAACCTTGACAAGACTGTTGATATTCTTGCTCGCCTTAATGACTCAAAGATTCTTACGGCTCACAACGTGACATCTCCAACATTGTTTGGCGTTATGGTCGCTGGAAAACTTGGTGGAACCGGAAACGAACTTGTGACCGCATATCAAATCTTCCGTGCTACGGAGACGTTGCCTAATCGTCAAATGTTAATGGATGCAATTAATCGTGTTTTATCTACGGTTAATTATGAAAAGATTGAATTGTCAATCATTGAAGAACAGATCAATCTTGAGGCAATTAAGGGAGCAAATACAACCGACATAACTCAACCCAAGAACAATGGTTAAGGTAATATTCATAGATGACAATTACATCTATCAAAACTATCCAATGCCCAAACGGCTTGATAGGGCAAACCTCTTGTCAATAATTAGCCTTGAGCAATTAACATCAATCCAAGACCTCCTTGGCTCATCTTTGTATGATGATCTGGAGCAAAAGGTTTATGACGAAAACCTAACGGAAATTGAATTGGGCCTTTTTAAACTCGTAAAATATAGTTTGTGTTTATATTCAGTACGTACAACTATTGCGCTAATACGTACAGGAGTTGGTAAAACCAAAAACGAGGAGTCCTCTCTTGATAATTCATCTCTTGATTCATTGACTAATGCTATTGACCCAAAGATTGAATATATAAACAAACGAATTGTAAATTATATTAAATCTGATGCCACGCTTTTGGCAAAGGCTCAAGAAAGCAATAATGATCTGTTTATCGAGGACGACACGTATAATTCTTCAGTATTTTATCCATCAAACTCCGTAACTGGAACTTGTGAATAGATTAGAGAATATTCAAACATTTGTTAGGACCCTTGGTAATCAATTTATCAAGGGCGAAAAGCACTTTGAGGATGACGTATTTGTCTCCCCAAATGTTAGCGCAAGTGTGGCTGATGTTTACCTTACTGTTGATGAGAACGGACGAGTAGTTAGTCGTCTAACGTCTGACGTTGCTGCCGACCTTGGAATAAGCGGAGGTGCTGGTAATTTCATGCTTCGTGCTACATACGACACAGATAACGATGGAGTAGTAGATAAGGCGGAACGCATTGACATTGCCGTAAGAAACAATAGCGGTTCTCTCATTCCAAACGGAAGCGTTATTTATTTAAATGGTTCCACCGGAAACAGACCGACTATAGCCCTCGCATCTGCGACATCAGAGGGTACATCATCAAAGACATTTGGTATTGTAAATGGCAATATTGCTCACGAGTCTGATGGTTATGTAACAGTTCTTGGCACAATCCATACTCTTGACACATCAGAGGTTGTAGCTGGAACCAATATGTGGCTTAACACAGTTGCGGGTCAAATGATATCAGTTCCACCGCAAACACCAAACCATGCCGTGTTCTTGGGCGTTGTTACACGCTCACACCCAACGGCAGGGTCAATGGTTATTAATATTCAGAATGGATTCGAGTTAGGGGAGTTGCACGATGTTTCAATAACAGATCCTTCCAATAGAGATTCTATTCGTTATGACTCATCCACTTCCACTTGGAAAAATAGAGCAGTTGAGTATACACACACTCAATCAGTAGCATCAAACACTTGGACAATCAATCATAACCTTGGTAAATATCCATCGGTAATGGTTGTTGACTCCGCAGGGAGTGTTGTCATTGGCGACATTTCATATGTAACAATCAATCAAATTATTGTATATTTTAGTGGAACTTTCTCCGGAAAGGCTTATCTTAATTAATTATGGCAGTAAAATTCCTAAACCACATTGACCTAAATAAAAATGAACTGCAAAATGCAGTCATTCAACCTTTAGGCACAGCGCCATCAAACCCTGTTGAGGGACAAATCTATTACAACGGAGGTCAAATCTTCTTGTGTACCGCTGGTGGAGCAACCCCAACGTGGAAGCCTGTAAGTGGTGACATTGAAGATGTTGCAGCAGGTGATGGTATCTCGGTAGCATTGGCAGGTGGTATAGCAACGGTTAGCCTTGCTAACATTGACCAAATTACCGATGGAACAATTCCTCTTTATGATGGAATTAACAAGCAGTTTAAGAACTCGCTTATCACATATAACGGAAGTGCAATTGTAATTAGTACTGACCTAACAGTAACAGGTACTACCACTTACGTAAATACAACTGATTTGCAAATTGGTGATAACATCATCACCCTTAATGCAGACATAGGCAGCGTAGCCCCATCAGAAAACGCAGGTATTGAAGTTAAGCGTGGAACGGGTACAACCACTACGCTGCGTTGGAACGAAACAAGCGACCGTTGGGAGTTCACCAACAACGGAAGCACCTACTACAATATTCCGATTTCTACGGAATATAATAACTACTCTCACCCAACGGGTGATGGAAACCTCCACGTTCCTGCAACGGGAACAACCAATAGCGGGAAAGTTCTTACCGCAGGTGCAACCGCAGGGTCGCTTTCTTGGCAAGCAAACATCGCAGGCAACGCAGGTACTGCAACTACCCTTGCTACTGCTCGCAACTTCTCTCTTTCCGGTGATGTAACTGCGCCTACGGTATCGTTTAATGGCAGTTCAAACGTAATTCTCTCTACTACCCTTGCGGTAAAAGACCTTACTCTTTTCCCAACATCAAACTTTAAGAAGTCGGTTAAGGCTGCAACAACCGGAAGCATTACGTTAAGCGGTCTGCAAACCGTTGATGGCGTTGCCCTTGTAGCCAATGACCGGGTATTGGTTAAGAGTCAGACTGCTGCTCGTGAAAACGGCATTTATCTTGTAAAATCAACGGCTTGGACTCGCTCTGTAGCAGCAGATGGCTCAACCGAGATTGATAGCGCAATTGTAGCAGTTGACCAAGGAACAATTAACGGAGGTTACTATTTTACCAACGTATTCAAGTCAACAGACGTAGTAGGCACTACCGATATGCCTTGGTATCGTGCCGTTCACGAGAACGGGACTTGGGCTATTGGAATTAGCGGTAACGCTGCCACGGCTACCAAACTTGCTACGGCTCGCAGTATCGCATTAAGTGGTGACGTTACGGGTAGTGCATCTTTTGATGGATCTGGAAACATTAGCATCGCTGCCACTATTGCTGCTAACTCTGTAGCACTTGGTACTGACACCACGGGTAACTACGTTGGCGGACTAACGGGTAATGGTGGTATTGTTGTAACGGGAACGGCAGGAGAGGGATATTCTCCTAACGTAGCACTTGCAGCGCAAGACCTCACCCTATTCCCGACATCTAACTATAAGAAGTCGGTTCGTGCTGCTACTACGGGTAATATTACCTTGTCTGGTATTCAGACAATTGATACGGTTGTTCTTGTCGCAGGAAATCGTGTTCTTGTAAAGAGCCAAACAGCACAACGTGAAAATGGTATTTACATTGTCGCAACAGGTGCTTGGACTCGTTCAACTGCTGCTGATGGCTCTACGGAAATTGATAGCGCAATTGTTGCTGTTGATGAGGGTGCGACAAATGGCGGTTTTTACTTTACCAACGTATTTAAGTCTACCGATGTAGTTGGAACCACCAATATGCCTTGGTATCGTGCAGTACACGAAAATGGCACCTGGGGCATTAGCGTAAGCGGTAGTGCTGCTACGTTGACTACTGCCCGTACATTAACTATTGGCTCTACTGGCAAGACATTTAATGGTAGCGCAAACGTATCGTGGTCACTTACTGAAATTGGTGTTGTTGGTGAAATCAGCAAACACAAGCACGTTCAAACATTTGGAGATGCTACAAATACATCATATGTAATTACTCACGCCTTGGGAACACGTGATCTGATTATTCAGCTGTATGATGCAGCAACTTATGACACCATTTATGCAGATGTTGCTCGTACTTCGACAACCACCGCCACTGTTACATTTAGCCGTGCGCCCGGTGTAAACGCAATTCGTTTTGTTGGTTGGGCAGCATACTAATCACTACTTTTGAGTATGATTAAGTTTCTAACAAACATAAACATTGACGGCATCCTTGAGGCCATTGAAAAGTCATTCAGCATCAAGCACCTTACCAAGCCAAATAAAAGGCTTGTGTATGGTGTGGCTGAAGGCCCAGAACATTCGGTGTTTGTTCGTGGAACTTCAAATGGAGTAATCCACTTTCCAGAAGAATGGAAGTGGCTTATAAATGTAGACACAATCACAGTTCAACTCACAGCGATTGGCAAAAGCCAATTGTTGTGGGTTGATGCTATTTGTGACGATAGAATCGTTGTAAAGTCACGAGCAAAAAATATTGAGTTTTTTTACTTTGTGCAGGCAGAGCGAAAAGACATACCAAAACTTGAAACAGAAAAAGACGATGTCTAACTTATCAGAGAGCATTCAACTTCTTGGACTTGCTATAACAACCTTGCCATTTGAATACGATGGTGAGATTGCTACAGCTACGTTCAATGGAAATGTAAACATTGATGATCTGGAAAATCTACGTGACTCATTACAAGTAGAGCGTGATGAGATGGATGAAGAAAAAACGGAAGACCACATTAAGCGTCAGAAATCTGATGACATATACTTTGTTTCAAAAATCATTGATGCGTTAAACAACAAGTTGGATGGCAACAATCTACAGTAATCGCAACGATGGTGTTGGGTATGAAGTAAACGCAAATCCAAACGCATCGTCCACTTGGGCGGGAGGCGTTGTGCCAAGTGCTGCTGACCAAGTTTATGTTGTTGGCCGTAGAACAACGTGGAACTCCGGTAACGTATACAAGTGGACAGGTACACGAACTTGTACGGTTGCATCTACGACCGGGTTTGCGACAAATGGATATTTTTATACTGTAACAACGGATGGTCAAATCTTAAAGATTAACTATACCGGGACTACATCAACAACCTTTACGAACTGCATTGTTGACGATACGTTTGACTTGTTGTATGACAATGGTTGGGAAACGACTCGCAACAACGGATACATTGCAAACGGCTATTACGTTTTAAACCCATCGCTCATTCTTGAAATCAAGCCAGGTCAAAACTTTACCTGCAATGAAATGATTATTCAGGAGGGTGGATATGTTTTGGTTCATCAAGGAGGAACACTCACGGTCAACCAAGGGCTTCTTGTTCGGGATGGTTGGCTGCTTGGACGTGGCGAAGGAAATATTGTGATTCAACGCCCCGCAGGCTCGCTTACAACAATTGGATACTTTAACGGTGAGAACTACTATATGTCAGTTATTGACATTGAGGGTGGTGAGAGCCGAGTTTATGCAACAACTACACAAAACGTAAACATTGGTGATGTATCAATAGATATTGATACTCCTCAAAATGGAGAGTTTGTCCGGGGAGACGATGTTGCGCTTTACAATCACAGAGAGCGCAGATTCCGCAATAAAGAATATGTCGGATACCGAGATGCTACAGCAAACTTTGGCGAAGACTCTGACGAAGGTCTTGACGTTGTTGGTGTAGATGGAAATAGTGTTTTTGTAGCATTGCGCAATGGCGCAAGGGGAGATATTAAGGCTTCTTCAAATGCAAATGGCCAAGCCATTCTTGATGTGTATATGGACAATGTCTACTTTAATAAGGGGGACATTGTTGTCATAAACAACAAGAAGTACATCATTAATAAAGTTGAAGATTCCGAATTTGAAATTAAGAATTATGACTTTACCAATCCAAGCCAAGACCTTTCTGATTTCTGGGTTAACGACACAACGAATCACCTATATAGCGGAGGTTGGTCTATTGATGCTTACGGCCTAACAAATAGCGGTGGCTATAGCGAACTCGTCAACAAGTATATCTGGGAGCGTGACGTAATCGTTGAGGCTGAACTGTCTCCACTAAACAATTGGGACACCGGAACAAGAGGAACACAAGATTTCGGACTCCTGACGAGTTACGACCCGGCATATCGCAAGGGACACCGAGGATATGATGGTTTTAAGACCGACTACTTCCGTATTGACGATGCTGCGGACGCTATTGACTTTATGCAGCGTTGGGTGACTACTTATCAGAACAACCGATTAAGTCGTGACACAAACCTTCGGAATATCACTCGTGGCCCTGCAACGTATCGTGTAGATTGCCGTAAGGCAATGTCTACCGTTTATATTAACGGAAAGCAATTTAGCAAAGAGTATTATCGCAACGGAAATCCCAAGGGGCTTGTTGGTATCTACAACGATGGTAACGTATCAATGCATTGCCGTAGGCTTACAATCAGTTTGCCTTGTCAGCGTGTGTATATTACAACCGCAGACGTAATTGCACCAAATCAACGCATTTGGCGTAGTGGTATTGAGCGTGTTAAAACGGCAGGCGCACGTCTTGTAAAGATTGCATCTATCAATACCGGAGAGGGAAACCATACCGACTTAAACTTTGCATATCGTGGTCAATATGGCAACGGCCAATGGCCTATGCTTATGGGTTACAACTCAAATAGCAATACTTGGAGTAGCGCACCCAACATACATAACCACGACACAAACGCAGACTATTATCTTGACCTTGGCGCAGGAAATGGTAAGTACGTTGTATTTGACTTGAGCCAAAACCAAACATTTACTCACATATCTTTTCAGCCCAGAAACGCAGACACAAGCACCGGAACCTTTTACGGATATAAGGGTGTTCAGATTTGGGGTTCAAATGATGGAACAACGTGGACTTCTTTGTATGGCCCGGTAGACGATACCAAAAAGTGGTACTATGCCTCATACAACCGGATGGCGTTCTATCCTGTTGGGACTGCGAACTATCGTTACGTTAAGTTTGGAACAAACGGCTCTCAAGCCTCAACCAACTACAACCGATACGTTGGTATTGGCGTACACGACTTTAGCGAGGGATATAAACTTGCAGTAAATAACGCATCTGACTTTAATATTGGTGACCAAATCACCGTTATGTCGGATAGTGGCTACTCCTGGTCTTCTCGTGAGTATGATGGATACTTTGCGCTTATAAGCGGTGGTGGGGCAGACCCGGAGACATATCTACACGGAGGGTGGACACTCAAGTGTACCGTTATAAACAAAGACCAAAACACTCTTTTTCTTGATAGACCAATCTATTGGGGCTATATAGAGGGACGTGACTCCGTTACTGTTGTCAAGGTCAACAAGCCATTCTCTGTTCGTGGTAGCATAAACATCGGCTCAACGGCTCAAAACGATTGGCGGTGGCCTGACATCACGTTGAATAGCGGTAGTAACGTAGGAAGGAAATACTACTTTGGTGGTGTTCATTTTCAATACGTTGGTAGTTATAGGTATTCTGGTTCAACATCTTACAACCGAGGATTCAGAAACTACTCATATGACTATTGGAATGCAGCCATTATTAGCGGCTGCACATACGAGTTTGGGCCGGATGGTACCACGTGGGTTGGCGTAGGTAACTATGGCGGTCACGCAGTATTCCGCAACAACCTTGTTATGGGTATGTATACGGGATTTTGGCAGCAGTCTGCATCATCGTATTCGGGAGCAGCGTATTGGAATAACAAAATTCTTGGAACTATATACGGATACTATTCTGACAGTTCAAAGGCATTTGACTTTAGTTACAATGAGATTGCAACGTGTGATACTGGTATGTACTTCGGGACAATGCGTGTGAATAGAATGGTGGTTCCACGATTTGCTGCGGTAAAAAGAAACGTAGTAAAGGGAACATCAAACACGGGATTCCGTCTTTACCCAGACCAACCTGCATCAGTAAGTTACTCTTACATTGATATGGAGTCTAACCGTGTTCGTGCTACCGATGACTACTCATCTCAAGGGTGGTTTGTTTCATCCCCCATGAAGGACTTTGATGCATTGGCCGAACACACGGGTTCTCGTATGTCACGTTACCGCAATGAGGGACACTTTGCAAATGGTGATACTGCTACGGATTTGCAAACCCAAATGTTGTTTAAGAATTATGGTCGTTATGGGATTGATATTGCATCAAGCCTTTATCACGTTCTCGCTCGTGATTACAATGTGCCAAATGTTGTAACGCTTTACGATAGCAACTCTGATGCTAATATGGCAAAACTTGGTATTGAGATTGACTGCCTTGAGGCAGTTGCATTCTCTATTGAGGTCAAGTTTGACTACCTATACGAATGGAAGGCTCGCCTTGCTGACGATGGAACGGACGATGGTCGTTTGCGCTTGTTGCAGTTGCAACGTGGAACCCAAGTAGGAATCCAATACGGGGCCGTTCCGTCCACTTTAACGGACAATTGGGCTACGTTTAACTCTACGTTCACGTTCCCCGCAGATAGAGGCCCTGCTGCCATTTATTTGTGTCGTTCGGCAATTGGCTCTGCCGTACACTTTACTAATTCATACGCTATCATTAGATGCGATGAGCCAGAAAAGTTAATTGTGCGAATCAATACGTTTAACCACGACAGAATTTGGAATCCGTATCGTGAGAATGTTGGCGATATTCGCCCATTGACCGGAGCAAGAACAATTAAAGCAACAAGAGTTAAATTTTAAAAATGGCTAAAGACGTAAGGATTATTCCCGCAAGCGGGGAAATCAACTTCAATGAGAATGGATTAGAGAAGGCAACTGTGTATCAGTTGGGCAATGATATTCACATTGCTCCAATTGGTACAATCTATCTTGGCGATGGCACGGCAGCCAATCTTCAACTGGGAGATGAGGCCACGTCAGTAGACATTCAGTTTCTTGGTGGTGGAACCATTACGTCAACAGGTGGTACTCTTTCTATTGGCTCAATTGGCGATGTCGTAAACCTAAACGCAGCTGGAGTCACTTACAACTTGCCACAGATCAATGCTCAATCCCTGCAAGGATATGTTCCGAGCAATTTTGCCTTGGCCTCGCACACGCATACAATTAGCAATGTCACCGGGTTACAGACCGCACTTGACGGGAAGCAACCCGTAGGCTCTTACTTGACGGGCATTGCTGATAACAGCATCAATGCGTTGCAACTTAACGTGAGTGGTAACGGAACTACGGCACAATACCTTCGTTCCGATGGTGATGGTACTTTTACATGGGCAACTCCTACAGACACCAATACAACATACTCCGTATTCACATCTACGGTAAATGGTCTCGCCCCATTAAGTGGAGGAGGGACTACTAAATATTTACGTGCTGATGGCACTTGGGTTGTTCCACCGGACACGAATACAACGTATTCACAAGCAACGTCTGCTGCACTTGGGCTTATTAAATTGGAAGATGATACGGTTCAAACAGTTGCCGCAAATACAGTCACGACTACAGCAAGTAGAACGTATGGTATTCAAGTAAATTCAAGTGGACAAGCAGTAGTGAATGTACCTTGGGTTGACACCAATACAAACACCACATATACAGCAGGCACGGGCCTTACACTTTCTGGAACGGTATTCAGCGTGACGGCTAATGGTATCGGTGCTACGCAGTTAAACGTGACGGGGAATGGCACTACAGCGCAGTATTTGAGGTCTGATGCAGATGGCTCATTTACTTGGGCAACACCTACCGATACGAACACTACATATACAGCAGGGACTGGACTTGCATTGACGGGAACTGTGTTCTCACTAATGGCAGGTGGTCTTGATACGGACATTGATATTCCTGGTGTTGGTATGCTTACTTTTTCAAAGGGACTACTTGTTGGATTTGCCCCGGCTTAATAGTATATTTGTCTTATGAAAGCGCTACCACAAGAAACCATTGATGCCCTTCGGGGCTACCGCCAATCTCAAGAGGAGATTAAGTCGGTACTTGGAGAACTTTACCTTCAACAGAAATCAGTTGAGGAAAGACAAGCAAATCTTATTTCTTTGAATAAAGATGTAACAAAGAATTTGCAAGAAGAACTCGATAAGATTCGAGAGGAGTACGGAGATGGAAATATTGACCTTGACAAAGGGTTGTTTCTTCCCGGAGAATAATCTCACTTGAATCAAGAAATTAGGCCGACTATATGTCGGCCTTTTTTGTATATTTTAATAAACTTATTCTTTGATGTGAGATGAATCAGAATGATGGCGTAATTATTTCTTGGGTTGGAAGTGGCATCACATTTCTAACAATTCCCGTTAACGAATACATCTCTGCCGTGTCCGGATTAATGACCATCGCTCTGACCGCAATACTTATCTATAAGGCAATCTACGAACTCAAATCAAAGAAGAAGTGATAGAACGAATCTTTGCCAATTGGAAAACAACAATTGTAGGAATCGTTCTTATTGGTGGTTCATTCGGTGCAGTATATTCCGGGAATGCTAAACTGTCAGAGGTGGCAGGTTTCATCATAGCAGCGTTCCCATTTTTTTACATGAAAGATGGCAAAGGCAAAGAGTAGCGCAAAGCAAGTATCTATGTATGTTTCTAAAAGCAAGAAACGTCATAAACACAGCAAGCAGGACAGTGCTAATAAAGCATCCAAGTCCTACAAAAAGCAATATAAAGGTCAAGGTCGATGAAACTTACAGAGAACTTCACTCTGCAAGAGATGATTCATAGCAATACCGCCATTGCTAAAGGAATTGTTAATATGCCAAATGAGCAGCAGATAAACTTTATTCGTGAACTCTGCATCAGCATCCTCCAACCAATTCGTGAAGAGTTTGGTGTGCCAATTCACATCTCTTCCGGATTCAGAAGTCCAAAGTTGAATGTAGCAATAGGTGGCTCTACTTCATCGCAGCATTGCGCACTTCGTGGCGCAGCCGCAGACATCCAAATGGATGAAATGAACGCAGAGATTTTTAATTACATCAAGGATGAACTTATATTTGACCAACTCATTTGGGAGTTTGGTGATGGGCAAAACCCAGATTGGGTCCATGTGTCATTTCACAAAGGAAATAATCGTAAACAAATTCTTAAAGCAGTAAAGCAAAATGGAAAAACAAAGTACCTCCTCTTTTGACAATTGGCTAAACGATCTGGAAGATGCAAAACAACCAACCTGTAACATTGACAATCCGGAAGATTGCGAGGCTTGCGGCTCTTAATCTTTTATGCCTTCTTCTGACATCGTGTGGTGCGAACTACTACCTAAACCGTGCGATTGCCAAAGACCCAACTCTACTTCAAAAGGAACTTGTCAAGGTGGACACAGTTCTAATAACAAAGGAGAAAGTAATAAGGGATACAATCGTAACAAGTAAGTACGATACGATAAACATTGTAAAGGATAAACTTCGTTTACAGATCATAAAAAGGGTTGATACCATGTTTATTGATGTTGTATCACCACAAGACACTATTTTCTTTACAAAGGAAATAGCTGTAGATAAGATAGTTATAGAAAAGAAAGAAGATTATACTAAATTTTTATTAGCAATAGTATTGGCTTTCGTCTTTGCTTTATTATATTTGAGAAAAGTGATGAAATCTTTGTGATTTGGTTTCTTTGTTTTGTGTGTTGTTTTAGTGAGAAGGGGGGCATCAGCCCCCCTTTTTCTATTTGTTCAATGCCTTGCTCCAGTTCACATTACATAACGAATATCTATGCTTTTTATCCGGATATTCATTAATCATTCCCTCATCATTACTGCACCTTTCTAAATATGCTTTCTTTGTTTCCTTTGATTTAGGATCTGGAATCTTCATTAATTGAATTATTATATGTTAAACCGCAAACGCATTGCTCTCCTGCGCAGGAGCAACTTGGTTTCTCGTCCCAATAAAGGAACACAAAATCATTATTCTTCGCCATAGGTGACAAGTTTTCTATATGTGAACTCCGCAATAACCGCAGAGATAATTGAGTATAGAACCGTGAAATCAATCAAGTAAAATCCAATGCTGCAAACCCAGAAGGTCAAACAAAGTACACAGTTGAATGGCTTGTAATTGAAATACCTTCCAACGATTTCCATGTATGGCTCGAATACAAATAATCCAGCTCCAAGGAGGCCCGATGCTATAATTGTTAAAATTTCATTCATAGTTTTTGACTTATGTTATCATCACGTTTTAGTTTCTCTAATCTACGAACCCAAACCCCATCTTCAAAATGAATAATGTAAGATTTTTGTTTTTCTCCATACATATCGGACCAATTCAATGATTTTAATTTATTTATAATGGTTGATATGGCCATTGTTATGATAAGGTTTGCTCCGCTTTTTCCTTCCTCATAGTATTCCAGGAATTTCTCACAGATCCTCATCACCGCTTCGTCAATTAAAACTTGACACAGTTCTTCGTTCCTCGGATTGTTAAATGAAGATTCAGCAATTTCTCTACACCTATCTAATATAAAGACACCAAGAGGATCTGTTATCCTCCCGTTTTTCTTGGACTTTAGGCACTCAATCTCTATGAGTTCCTTGTCGTATCGCTTCTTGCTTTTCAACTTCGTCTATAATTTTCATTAAATCACCCTTTAGCGCATACTGTTTCCACATATAACTGGTAGACATCTCTGTTAGATTGCTTATTCCCTTCATGGTGACTGGCCTTCCCATTGCTATTATTTCTTTTACGGCAATGTATATTTCAATTTTTTCATTGGCCAGATCATTTTCAGATATCTTTTCTTCCATATGGCCTAATGCGCTTTTCGAAGTTTGGGTCAAGTTTTTTAATCTCATCCATCAAATCTTGTTCTTTGCGTAGTGCCGTAATGTGTTCTTCAAGTGTTGAATCTTTCCCAACATTTGCGAACAAAGATGCCATTTGAAACATGATATAATCAATCTTGCGCTTAATGGCCTTATTGGTGTTATATAAAATCTCGTCAGTCATTGTACTTTATTTTTACTACATAGACCCCTTTCGGAAGATTTTCGTCATAACAAATTCGTAAACTTTTGTAATACTTTGTAGAGTCGTCCGCCACAAAGCCTTTCTCAACGAGGGCATCCGCAACAAACTTACTGCAAAGTATACTATTGTCACAATCGTACCTACTGTTATAACTAATAGATAAACTAAAGTTACTAATGGTAAAGCAATCAAAATTTTCCAAAAGCTGTTTGACTTGCTTTTTGTACTCGTCTCCGAGTCGTTTACGATAAGTCCAATGTTTTCCAGCGTAGAACTTGTTAAGGCTCGGAGGTTGTCCCAAAGTAAGCGTAATGTCTTTTTCATAGTTCATTTATTGCAATCTTCAACAAGATTAAATATCCAATTAAATCAGAGACGGTGTCCTCCGTCTCATCGTTGATTCCACGATTCTTAATTCGCATCAACTTGTCATCAATTCTCGCACCAAGCGAAATAATTGGGTCAGCGTTCCCAAAAATAGCAACGGGCTTTAGGGCTGAATCGCCATACGCAGCGTTCTTTGAAATCAATAGGTCACGAACTGAATCGCTCACTTCTCTAATCTTTTGTTCCGATGTCTTCTCCATCTCTAAACATATTCATGTGAATAAAAAAACACTTCTCTTTTGGGACCCGGTAGAACTTGTCCGTGCCGGATCTGTGAGAAGTGTTCACGTTTCTAATCTCTGCGTATTCTTCTTTATAAATCGAAGATGACCTGCATACAATTATCGCTTCAGTTTCTGCGCAAATAATGCAGTACCAAAAGTTATCCTCTTCCCACTTTTTCTTGCGGCCAAGAAACGAAACTGTATCAAACTTAAAGTCATCTCTATTATTCCAAGGGTAGTTATGCTTTACTTCGACCTCAAAGAACTCCGTTACCCCTTCCCTTGTTGCAACAATGTCAATACCAAAGTCCTCTGGCTTGTCTTCAACAACATATCCACGATAAGCAAGCATTTCGCTAATCAGTTTCCTGCCCCAAGCATCGTTTTTATCATACGATTCTTGAACAAATTTTCTTGCTTTAAACTGTTTACTCATGTCTCAAATATACTCAAGCAAGGCTAACTTCCAATCTATCAACAACTAATCTATCTTTTCTTTGAATACAGATCCTACCGGAGCTGGCATTGAAGAATATGTAATTTTCTTCAGAACCCGTATATTCATTTACGTCAACCTTAAATTCATCATCATTAAGCATGATATGACAATCATCAATCACGTTTGCTGATTTAATCTTATCATAATTATTTTCAAGGTATAGACATAAAAAATACATCCAATTCTTCTTCCATTCAGATACTGTTTTATTCATTCGGATCTGTATCTGCGTCATCATATGTATCGTGAATACCGCTATCATTATTCATGTTATAATGCTCTCCGGTATTGCCGTTTTGCATGATTATTCTCATGCGAAGTTCTGCTGCTTTTTCCTCACCACGAATCTCTGCTGCTGAATCATGGTCAAGGAAGTAATCAAACGGGATTCTTGACTTGTTCATTTTATTGGGTTCAATTTATCGTTGCTAATTTCATAGAGTGGCGCTTGTGTCTTGAATGTCGTTCCATCATCTCTTTTGCGAGTCGAATCTTTTTCAAAGTGTGATGCCTCAAGAATGAAGTCCTTTTTCCAGATCCATCCGCAAAGAGAAATAGTAGAAGTTTTTTTATTTATCGATGTGAAATAAAAAATATCACAATCAAATTCTCTTTGGTAGGCAACAAAGTTATTCACGTAGTGCGGCTTTGGGTCAACACTTCTTCCCATCGTTTTCACATCAACTTTATTCCCATTAAAAATGAAATCATAACCACCATCAAACCCAACAGAAAAAGAATACGGAAGACCGAGGTAATTTCGAACCATATTTTCTCCTATGAGTCCCACATATTGCTGCTCCATGCTGCCGTTAAAATCAAACCTATTCCCCATATTATTTGACTTAATATGTTCCCAACATTTCATCTTTAGCCCGAGTGGAATTTCCAGCTTTATCATATCAATGGTGGTCTTCTACGGGTTGGATGTTGGCATTTCGGAATGATACATTCCAATCGTTCTTCTTGATAAAGAGCAAAGCCTCCTCCATTGTTTCAAAGTCCTTCTCTCTTTGCTCCCATTTGGCAGCCCTCATTTTACTTTGGTCAAAGTAGGTGTAGTTGACTCGGTATTTCATTTCTCTTTGGTGTTAAATATTTCTTCAAAGTATTCTTCAGCAGTCCATCTTGATTCAACTGCTCCGTGTTGTGCATCACTAAAGGCGTTGCAGATGACTTCTTTCTCTTTATTGAGTTTCATATCTGCTAAACTCTTGGCGACTTGTAGAAGTCTCATTATCTCAAAGTCTCCCCTTTGTTCTGCTCTTGCAATCTCTTCGTTGAACTGCTCAATCAACTCTTGCATTGGTGTTTTCATTTCTCTTTGCTGTTAAAGTATTCATTTAATAAATCTGCTAACTCTTCAGGGGTGTCGTTAATCTGTC